GACCGCCTTCTGGCAGAGACCGACTGGACTGCCCTTGTTGACGGCACTCTTTCCACAGAGATGGCTGCCTATCGCCAAGCCCTACGTGATGTGCCGACGCAAGAGGGTTTCCCCTACGCTGTGACGTGGCCAAGTAAACCCTGATGCTGGGCTTCGCGCCTCTCGCCTCTGGACCGCTGGCCGATGATCTCAATGTGGCGGTGCCTGCTGTCCAGGCGACAGCGACACTTGACGCCGCCCTACAATCCAGCAAGACGCGCACCGCATCGCTACAAGCGGCGCTGCAAAAGACGATTACAACAACCACAGTATTTGATGCAGCCCTACAGGCTACCCGTACATCAACAGCGGTCCTGACTGCTGCTTTGCAATCTGCAAGGGCATCCACTGCCGCCCTGAATACGGCGGTCGAACGGGAGATGGCCAGCAACACTGACATTCAGGCTGCCATCGAGACGAACCGGACGGCAACTGCCAACGCCGAAGCCGCTCTGCTGAAAACCTTGTTGGGCATTGCGTCAATCAGCGCGGCTGTCCGGGCGAGCCTCGCCACAAACACCGGCATGGAAACGGTCATCCAGATCGCGCGGACAACAACCGCGGGCCTAGATGCAGTTTTGGCTGCCAACTCATTGTATAAAACAGCTGCCGCTTCCATGGATGCGACTATCCAAAAAGCCCTGGCTGCGTCGGTATCCATCCAAGCCGCTTTGCGAAAAACTATCACTGCAAACGCAAATTTGTCCGCGGCGGTCGCTCGATCCACAACAGGCACAGCCTCGCTACAAGCTGCGCTCCAGGTAGCCCAGATCCGCACGACCAGTGCTAACGCAGCCCTCCAAGCCACGCGCGCATCCACAACCGTCCTGACTGCGGCGGTTGCTCAAGCCACAACAGGCACAGCCTCGGTCGATGCTGCTTTGGCTGGCGCATCCGTAATAGCGGCCTCTGTTGATGCTACCCTGGCCAGGGCTCGCAACACCGCCGCCAGCCTGTCCACTGCCGTCACTCAAGCCATGATAGCGGCGGTCGCAGTCAGCGCGTATCTCACCACCGCGACGGCAGCAACTCCAGCCATTCGGGTTATTGCGGTCAACCCCAAAAGCCGGGTTATTGCGGTCAACCCCAAAAGCCGCGTTTTGACAGTGCAGACCCGCACCAAGACGACAACTGTTTAGGAGGGCATCGTATGTCCCAGGTCTTTGCCGCCGTCACCAAAAACCCTAACGCCGTTTACGACTTCACGATTGATTGGGCAAACTTCCTGGCATCCGGCGAGGTTATAAGCACTTCGACATGGACGGCTGATACCGGCATCACCGTTGATAGCGAATCCGAAACGACAACCACCGCAACGGCTTTCTTCTCCGGTGGCACGCTTAACACGGTCTACGGCGCCGTCAATACCATCGTCACGGATCAGGGACGGACTGACACCCGCACGCTCCAGATCACGGTGGCGTTTGCATCCAGTATCGGGCGCGTGCGGATGTTGGCCGGCGACGCCGACACAAGCGATGAGTTGATGACCGACAACCAATACGCCTGGGCGCTGGACGAGTCGTCTGACAACATCTATGGAGCGGCGTCTCTGATCGCCCGCGCTATCGCCGGCAAGTTTGCTCGGCGGGCCGACACCAGCATTGGCGAGTTAAGGGTCAGCTACAGCCAGCGCGTCACGCAGTACAACGACATCGCCGCCCGCATGACCCGTGAGGAAGTCAAACGCGGCGGCTCCGTCAGTGTCATTGGTGCGCCTCGCGCGGGCGGCATCTCTCAGTCGGCAGTGGATGCTGTGCGCGACAACACTGATCGTGTGCAGCCGTCTTTCCGGCGTGGTATGTTTGAGACCAACAATCCATTCAACGACGACGACCGTGTAGGTTGAATTATAGGATTACATCATGCACCCGTTCGGCTCGGTGGCACTCGACTGGCAAGATGAAACGGTTTGGGTGATAGGCGGTGGCCCTAGCCTGCGCGGCTTTGACTTTGAACGCCTGCGCGGCAAGGGCAAGGTCATCGCCGTGAACAAGGCAATGTTCTTGATCCCTTGGGCCGACGTTGGCTTCACGCTGGACCAGCATTTCTGCCGCAAACACCGGAACGACATGGTGGACTATGCTGCCGGTGGCGGCTTGCCGTTCCTGGCCTTGCCGCCCAACGAAGACGGCCACAAGTCCATCCCCGGCGGGGTCTACATCATCCGCCGCCGCAATCCCGGCTTGAGCAAAAACCCTCTCGACTGCTACGGCGTGAACAGCGGCTATGGCGCGCTGAACTTGGCGTTCCTGTCCGGCTCAAAGCGGATCAACCTGCTCGGATTTGACTTTGATTATGATCGCGATGGCCAAACTCATTGGCACGATGGCTACGAGTGGCATTCCAAGCAAAACCACAAATTCTACCAGCGATGGACCACCGCGTTCGACATGGCTTCCGATCAGCTACGGGATGCCGGCGTTGAGGTCACGAATTACACCGACGAAAAAACTGGGTCGAAGGTGGTCCAGTTCCCGATCAAACACTATGCCGAAATCTGAACCGACAGGAGCAACTGACAATGCACCGTAAACGCTGGGACGTGCTGGCCGATCTCGTGATTGAGAACGACTTCCGCACCTACATCGAACTTGGCGTAATGAACGCCGCGGATGCGAAAAAGGGAGACTTTGACAGCCTCAAGGATTTGTGCGATTTTGTCGGCGCAGAGTTTGACTTGCAGGCTGCAATGACGCAGATCAAACCGAACCTGTTCCAAGGCGCATGATTTGAGCAACGCCGCCGATCTCAAGAGCGACTTGATCGCGACACTAGCAGACCACGGGCAGGACGTTACGTTCCGCCGGGTGGTCAATGGCGGCTATGATCCGGCGACCGGCACCATCGCGACATCATCCAATGACGATGAGACCGTGCGCGTCCACATGCAGGCTTACAACGAAAGCCAGAGCGGCGGCTTGATCCAGGCCGGTGACCGCAAGGTTTATATGTCGCCAGAAACGACTGCTGGAACCACGCTCACAAAAGAGCCCCAGATCGGCGACGAGATCATTGGCCAGGACGACGCAGTAACAGTGGTCAACGTCAAGCGCGAGATGTCGGAGGGCGACGATGTCGTCTGGATTTTGCAGGTCCGCGAATGAAGATCAGCGTCAAAAGCGATCTCAAGAAATTGACCAAAAAACTGGAAGGCCGCACGCGCGCCTATGTCGTCGAGGTTATGAACGACTTGGCCGAGCGCATCGTGGTAGATACTCCGGTCGACACAGGCTTTCTCCAGAACTCATGGTGGGCATCTCTGGACTTGCCAGAGGCGCACCCCGGTGCCAAGGAAGGCGTCAACGGTGGCCGACAAGCCCTGTCCGTCGCATCGGTGGTATTCAACGACACCAAGATCGGCGACACCGTTTATTTTCTCAACGGGGCCACCTACGCGCGACGGATCGAAAACGGCTGGAGCCGGCAAAAGGCACCGCAGGGCATGGTTGCCGTGAACGTCAATGAGATCGACGCCATCAGCGCCCGCGTCATTGCGAGGCTGAAACGATGACGTTATACACTAACATCCGCGCAGCTCTTGAAAGCAACATCGCCGGCATCACTGGCATTCCGAGTTCGTCCAATCGCGCCTGGGAGAGCGTCTTTTTTGAGCGCACAACCGGCACGGCTTATGTTCGGATGACGCTGCAACCCACCGGCAACGAACCGGCTGTAATGGGGCCGAGCCCGCAACAGCACTATCGTGGCCTCTTTCGTATTGATGTTTATGCGCCTATAAATGAAGGCCCGCTAGAAGCCGACGCGCTCGCGGATAACATTAGGGCGGCGTTCAACGTCGATACAGACCTGACCTCTGGTGGCGTTTCTGTCCGTATTCGGAAGTCTGAACGGCTTTCGTCTGGGATGGAGTCGCCCTGGTACATCGTACCAGTCCAAGTCTCTTGGTACACCTATCAGCCGTAAGGAGGCCGATACATGGCATTTGCTCAAGGTTCGCGCACAGGACTATCCTACATCGTTGAAAGTACGTTCGGCACTACGCCGGCCACGCCGACGATGCTCCCCATCCCCTATACCAGCCACTCGTTGGATTTCAGCAAAACGCGGGTCCAGGGTAATGATCTGCTTGGCGACCGGATTCCGCGTGTGGATCGCCACGGCAACCGGATCGTCGGCGGCGACATCTCAGCCGATCTTCGCATCGGTGATTTCGATGACCTGCTGGAATCGGCCTTTTTCAACACCATCGACTCCAATGGCGAGTTGATCGCTGGCGTCACGCCGCAGTATCTGACCATTGAGGATCGCGCGCTGGACATCACCCAGTATCGGCGGTTCACCGGCTGCGCAGTCAGCAACATGAGCGTCAGCGTCCGTCCAGATCAGATGGCGACTGCCAACTTCACCGTCGTCGGCAAGGACATGACCCAATCGGGGACGATTGTTTCCGGCGCGACGTATTCAGCGGCCAGCGGCAATGAACCGTTCGATTCATACAGCGGATCAATCAGCGACGGCGGCAGCGCGATTGCCATTGTGACCGGAATCGATTTCAGCATCGACAACGGCCTGAACCCGACGATGGTCATCGGCGCAGATGCAACTCCACAACTTGAGTACGGTCGCGCAGTGGTGGAGGGCACCGTCACTGTCTATTATGAGACCGCCGCCCTCATTAACAAATTCATCAATGAGACGGCATCCACTCTGACGCTCGTCCTGAACGACGCGACCAGTGGCGGCACGCATACCTACGACTTCCCCAACATCAAATATAACGGCGCATCAGTGCCGGTTGACGGCACGGGCAGCCGGATTGTGACGCTGCCATTCGTGGCGCTATATGACGCGACAGTCGGCAGCAACATCAAGCTGTCCATCGCTTAACGAACACCGTGGCCACCGCCGCGGTTAGCCAGGGGAGGCGGGGCTTCGGCCCGTCAGTCGGCGTCTCCCCTGGCGTCTAACCGATACCGACAAGAGGATAAAACTATGGCTGATCTAGCCAAGCTGGCGATTAAAGACGTGACGTTCCGCATGTTCCTGCGGAGTTGGCAAACAGATGAGATCATCTTGCGGGATGACGGCGAGCCCATGTGGGTCGATGTCCTGTCGATGGACAGCGGGGCCTATCGCAAGGTCGAGCGCCGGATCAACGACGCTACTCTCAAGCAGGTTTTCACCCGCCGCAACACGGCGCTGCTGAACACTGAGAAATCAGAAGCGCAGACCCTGGAGAAGATCGCCGCGGCCATCGTCGGCTGGAACATCCAGTTCAACGGCGAGACGCCAGAGCCGACGCCTGGGTTTGTTCATGATCTGCTGTCGAACCCAGAGCATATCTACATCAAAGAGCAATTGGACGCGGCGATCCATGACCGCTCAAATTTTACGCAGACCTGATTGATGACCTCTTGGCGTTTGCCAAGGTCCAGTTCCGCGAGAGCGCCAGAGGCAAAGACGGCTCAACTCTCGCGGCGCATCTCAATCAGGCTGCTAAAACCCTCGGAGGCATAGAAGTTGACGAGCCCGAGATTCCAGAGCCGCTTGTTTACCTGTGGCAGTGGTTCTTGGAATTGCACGCTGGACGGTCTAAGATGATCGGGCTTGGCACAGGATCGCTGACCTATGCCGACCTCTACTTTTGGGCATCGCTGACCGACACACGACTGCACAACTGGGAAACCACAACGCTGATGCGGCTTGACGCTGTATGGCTAGACGCAGTTTCGGAGAAGTGATCCCATGGCAGACATTGCCGAAATCGGCTTCAAGGTTGACACGTCCCAACTAGAAAAAGCCAACCGTGAACTTGACAAGATGGGGCGGAGCGGTCGGCGAATTGCCGTTGAGGTTGGCGCAGGTGCTCAACGGGCGCAATCTGGCATTGCCGGCCTTATACGCGGAATTGGCATCTTGAACATCGGCCTTGCAGGTGCCGCGTTTGCTGGCATCGCTGGGTTCAAAAAACTCCGAACAGAAATTCTACAGGCCGGCGAGGCAATGACTTTGCAACGGAGGCTGTTAGATCAGTTGACGGGCTCGGCTGCAAAAACAACGTCCGTGATGAATGACTTGGTGAAGCTGTCAACATCAAACAGACAGACCATTGATTCATCCGTTTCGGTCTACCAGCGGTTTCGCATCGCCACTGGAGAACTTGGCACGACGCATGAAGAATTGCTCTCATCCATAAGCGGCTTGCAGAAGGCGCTGGTGCTTGGCGGCGTGTCTGCCCAGGAAGCGGCGGGCGGTATGCTTCAGTTATCCCAGGGTCTCGCTTCTGGCCGGTTACAGGGCGATGAACTCCGATCTGTGCTTGAGACAATGCCACAAGTCGCACGGGCGATTGCCGTCGAGGTTGGCGTGTCGTTCGGTGAGTTGCGAAAAGCCGCGGCTGATGGGCTGGTGGGCGCAGAGCATGTCATCAAAGCATTGCAGCAGATGGACAAGGTTCTCGACATCAGCAAGTCCGTCAAAACGCTTTCGGAAGCCAACACGGAACTCGCAAACTCTTGGCAAGGAGTAGCAGGTAAAGCGTTCATCGCCGCTGGTGGCGTGAGCGATACAACCGATGCCATGGGCGATTTGTCGAAGGCCCTTGCTGATCCAGGCTTTCAAAACATTTTAGAAGCGACTGTCGGATTTTTTGACCGAATAGGAGCGGCGGCAGTCAATGCGGTTACTCAAATCGTCGGCGCGTTAAGTGAACTTGGCAAGGTGAAATCCGCGCTAGATGCTTCGGAACAACAAACCCGGAGATTAGGAATGCAAGCCGCAAAGGAACGACTTGCACTCGCCCAAAATTTACCCGGTGCCTCTACGAGAAACATACCTGTTCAACTACCGCCAGTCACTGTTAAGCCGATAACGACCACTCCGTTCTTTGGGGAGCAAGGGCTTAGTCAATTCGGGCGCGGCGCTTTTGGCCCAGGTTATGAACCGCCCAAAAAAGACAAACCACCCAAGATTGACGAATCCGCAATAAAAGCCGCCGACAAGCTGCGAGAGCAGGCCGAAAAGGCTGCCGATGCTTACGCAATGCAACGCAAGGAATTGGAACTCATCAGCCAAGCCTATGCCGCAAATGCGATCAATAGTGAGAAGGACTTGGAACGAGCAGAGGCGGTGGCATCGGCAACGATTGCCCGCATAGAAGCCGAGAAACAATTCGCGCCACTAGGGGCTGCTTTTGCGAAAGAGCAAGGCAAGCTGGCCTATGAGTCGACATTGGCGATCTACGAACAGACGGCTGCACTTGAGCGGCTTGGCGAGACAAGCGCGGCTCACCGCGAATTGAACCTAGAGTCCGCCAGCATCGAACGAGAGATTGCCAATCAGAAGGCGACCAACGCGGCGCTTCTGGCCGGCTACACGACCGAGCAAATGACGGCGCTTGAACGAGAACTTGAGATCAAAACCAAGATCGCGGAGATGCAAGCCACGGGCGAATACAGCCCAGAAGCGCTGGCCAAATTCCAAGAGTTGCTGGAACTCAAAGACCAGGGTATCGGCAAGAACGCGGAAATTCTTAAGCAACTGCGCGATCAGGAGGCGTCGGCCAATGCTGTTGGCAATGCTTTCGGCGTGGCGTTCGGCGATGCCCTAGAGGGTTCCGAAAACCTCAAGCGCAGCATCATCAACCTCGCCGCTGAGATCGCCAACATGATTCTGGTCTCGCAAGGACTGGAGAGGGGCAGCGGCAGCGGGATTGGTGGGCTATTTGGAACGCTGTTCAAAGCGGGTCTGAGCATTCTGAGCGGCGCGGTGGGTGGAGCAGCAAATGGCCCTGGCACGGCCAACAGCTTCGATGACGCATTTTCTTCCTATGTACCATCGGCCAACGGGAACGCCTTCTACAACGGCAGCATCATCCCATTTGCCAACGGCGGCATCGTCAACGGCCCGACCCTGTTCCCGATGGCAAACGGTGCGGGGCTCATGGGCGAGGCTGGACCAGAGGCAGTCATGCCTCTCACCCGCGGCGCTGACGGCAAGCTGGGCGTCCAGGGCGGCGGCGGTGGAACCGTCAACGTTAACATCTACAACGAGAGCAACAACGAGGTTGAGACCCGACAGGATGGACCTGACATCGCGGTATTCATCCGCTCGACGGTCTCCAAGGACATCGCCCAGGGCGGGCCGATTTACAAGAGCCTCAAATCCAGCTTTGATTCCAACCGCAAACTGAACAGCAGGTGATCTGATGGCAGTATGGCCCGCATCTTTGCCCACCACACTGGGCGTCGGCATGACAGACACGCAGCAGCAGGGCTTCCTTCGCACTGAGATGGAGGCCGGCCCATACAAACAGCGGAGCCGCTATACAGCGGTCTCGCGGTTCCTGTCTGGCACCATGCTGCTGACCCAGGCGCAGCGGCAGACCTTTAATGCGTTCTATGGGACGACGCTGGGCTTCGGGGCGGCTGAGTTTGACTGGGCCGATCCGGTAGATGGCACGACGGTTTCCATGCGCTTCACGGATACCCCGTCATTTTCTGCTGTGGCAGGCGGTGGGACAGGCTCGCCCGGTGGTGCTGCCGCGCTCTGGCGCACGACGATCTCTGTTGAGGTATTGCCCACCTAATGGCTCGCACACTCTCATCTGCCGCACTGGCGTCCATGCTGGCACAGTCTACCGGCGAGGCATATCTGACGCTGCTTAACTTGAGCCATTCGGAATTTCCGTCCGGCTCGTTCTATTTCGTGAACAACCCGGTGGCGATTACCAGCAACAGCCAGATATATTCGCCATTCCCATTCCAGTTGACGCTGCCCGATGACAGCGAGGACGCAGGCCCGCGGGCTCAACTTCAGATCGACAACATCAGCCGTGAGATCGTGCAATACGTTCGCAGCGTGGATGGAGCCGAGCGAATCGGCGTCGCCTTTTCGGTCATCATGTCCAGTGAGCCTGACACACTGATTGCCGATTATTCCGGTTTTGAACTGCGCAACATCAGCTTTGACGCCATGGCACTAACTGGCGACGTGTCCCTGGCGTCGTTTCTAGATGAGCCTTTTCCAAGCGACAAATTTACGCCTAATTTGTTTCCAGGCTTGTTCTAATGGATCACTGGTCCGCGCCTTATATCGGCATTCCCGTCGCTCCACTGGGCAGCACGCGGGCCGGCGTGGACTGCTGGGGCTTGGTGATGCTCGTCTATAAAGAGGTGTTCAGCGTCGCCCTGGAGCCACACAAGGTACATCTCCTGGCCGCGCATCGTGGCGAATCCTTAGACTTGACCGAGTTCACGACACTAACCGATCCCACCGACGATCCGCAAGATGGCGACGTTCTGCATATGTGGGCTATGCGTGATGGCGGGCGCGTGCCAAACCATATAGGAATCGTGATCGAAAAGGCACAGCGCATCTTGCATGTGCAAGAGGGCGTGGGTTCTGTTATCATGGACATCAGCAAGCGGACCAACCGATGGCGTCCGATCCAATATTACCGCAGGCCAAACCGTGATGCTTGATGTTCTCGACCGCCACGAAGTCACCAGCGACGTGTTCACCGTGGTTGCCAGGGCTGATCCATTTTCGGAAAAACTGACCGAGTTCAAGTGCCATCGCGGGGCGACTATCGCGGAGGCTATTGCGCTGCTGCCGGGTCGTCGCCTGCCAAACGTCGATTACATCGTTTGGATCGGCGGCGCTGAGATTTACCACGGCATCTTTGACAAGGTGCGTCCCAACGCCGGTACAACGCTGTATCTGAAGGCGGTTTTAACCGACCCTGTATCAATCGGATTGTTCTTGGGCGCCGGCTTGACCTACGCTGGCCTTGTTGGCAGCATTGTGATTGCTATTGCTCAGACAGCGCTGAGTTTCTTGCTCAAGATGCTGTTCGCGCCCACGCCGCCTGAGATTAAGCGTTACCCAAATGAGCCAACCGTCTACAACATCAAGGGCGCGCGGAACCGGGCGCAGCCATTCGCGGGCGTGCCGTCGATCTTGGGCAAGGCGCGGTTTGTCCCGCCATACGGGGCCATGCCTTACACCGAAGTCGTCGGCAATGACCAGTATCTAAGGCTCCTTGTCGTCTGGGGCTATGGCCCCTGCCGCGTCACGGAGTTGAAGATCGGCGAGACGGCTATCGACAGCTTCGATGACGTTGAATACCAGACGGTTGATGCAGGCACTGGATTCCTCTTGCTTGAGAGTGGATCGCGCGTGTTGCAGGAGAGCGGCAGCAGGCTATTTATAAACTCACTTGAAGACGTGACGCTCTATCCCGGCATTGTCCGTCAAGAAGATTTAAGCGTGATTCTCGCCATCAGCGAGAGCAGCCCAACATCAGACTGGTTTGAGCGGACCACCCCGATTGAGACGGATGAGATCGGACTGACGATAACTTGGCATGAAGGCCTGATCCTGATCACAAAGAGTAATGACAGGTATCCGAACCCCACCACAGTGGAGATTGAATACAGGCTGACCTCTGCGGCTAGCGGCGACCCGTGGACAGCTTGGGTCAACGAGGAAGTGTCTGCGAAGACTTTGCAGCCATACCGGAAATCTTGGCGCGTTGAGGTGGCCAGAGGGCAGTACGATGTTCAAGTCCGATATACAGCTACTAAGAACTATACCACCACCCGGAACAAGGCGACATGGACAGCGCTGCGAAGCTTCCAGAACGAAGATCCGATCAATCTCGCTGGGCTCTCCTACACAGCCATTCGCATCCGCGCGACGGACCAACTCAACGGCATTGTCGAGACAATCAACGCGATAGTTGAGCGCAAAGTCCCAGCCTATAATGGCGTTGACTGGTCATCTGACGGCTACAGCCGGAACCCGGCAGATATCTTCCGCTTTGTCCTGACCGCGCCAGAGAATGTTCGCGCCCTGGCGTCCAGCGGCATCGACGACGACAGTCTGGCGGCATGGTGGATACACTGCGACACGCAGGGGTTTACATACGGCCACGTCATCGACTTTGAAGCCAGCGTCTGGGATTTGCTAGGGCAGATCGCCCAGGCAGGCCGCGCATCGCCCACCGTTCTCGACGGCAAATGGGGCGTGGTGATCGACAACGCCAAATCCACTATCGTCCAGCAGTTCACGCCGCGCAACACATGGAATTACACAGGTCAGCGCCTATGGCCTGATCAGCCACACGCCATTCGCGCCCGGTTCGTAAATGAGGCACGCGACTATCAGACTGACGAGCGGATCGTCTACGATGACGGCTATGACAGCAGCAACGCCAGCCTGTTTGAGGCGATGGAACTTCCGGGCGTCCAGGGCGCAGATCAGGCATATCGACTGGTGCGGGAATTTCTGGCCGTTAGCCGCCTGCGCCCAGAAATCCACACATTCAAAGTGGACATGGAAAACTTGATCGCCACCCGCGGCGACCGGGTGACGCTGAATCATGATGTGCCTTTGATCGGCACAGGCTTTGGGCGCGTTTTGGCAGTGGTCATTGCCAGCCCTGACCAAACGATTACCTTAGACAACGAAGTCACAATTACCTATGGCACGACCTACAGCATTCGGTTCCGGCTGGTCGATGGAACGGGCGTCGTCCGCAACGTCACGACGCAGCCCGCGTTTGGAACAACTGCGACCTACACAGAAATTGATCTCGACCCCATGGATGCGGACACGTCCGCGCCTGACGTTGGCGATATGTATTCATTCGGGCCGACCGACGAGGAAACGCTCGACCTGATCGTTCACCAGATCAAGCCGTCTGGTGATCTAACGGCTGAAATTGTTTGCTACCCCTACAGCCCAGCCATTTTTGACGCAGCCACATCGATCCCGGTGTTTGTCAGTAAGGTTTCATCTGTGCCGACGCGTGTCATCGGTGGGCCGAGCAACCCGGTAATCACTGACGTAATATCGGATGAGGATGCGCTTGTCAGGACTGCCACGGGCGACGTGGTGCCGACCATTGTCCTCCACTTTCGACCGGGAGTTGTTGATCCGGCTGTGGAGGGCTTCGGCGTAACGCCCACGACACATTACCGAGCGCGATGGCGAGAGACCGGGACCGATAGATATACTTACGGCGCGACCGTGGAGGATGTGACTCCCTACACTATTCCTGGCGTCGAGACTGGTGAATCATACGACATCGGCATCCAGGCCATTGATCGCAGCGGGGCTACTTCGGCATGGACTGTGGTAAGCAATCATATCGTCAGCGGAAGCGCCGCAGAGCCGCCGACCATAGATGAGTTCAGCCTCAACACCATCGGCACATACACTTATCTGTCCTGGGCTTATACGAGCATCAAGGTGGACGTGGTCGGCTATGAGTTACGTTACAGCCCCGCCCAGGGCAACGTCGATTGGTCTACCATGACGCCAATCGCCAGCAACATCCCGCGAACGGCTACGACGTTCGCCATCCCCACTCGGAACGGCACCTACGCAATCAAGGCAATCGACGTGAACGGCACGCGTGCGCTGGTTGCCCTATATGTCAACGCCGGCAACAGCGATCCGGCACCAGACAACATCCTGGC